CAAAACAGTCCAAGCCGAACAGGTATTGACTTGAATGGCGACATGTTCGTAGCCAACCGTGCATTCGGTCGGCAACCGTCGGTAACAAAAATATATAATAGAGACTGTGCGGACAGAAACGGTAACGGTCGTATAGAGACCTCGCAAGATGTCAACGGCAACAATGTGATTGATCGTAACGACCCCAACGAGTTCTTCGGACAGAACGATGAATGCTATGCGTGGACAAATGCCGTAGGAAGAACTGGCGGCACAGCGAGAGCGTTAGCAATTGATTCAGGCGATGCCCAAAACCCCTACGGAAATGTATGGGTCGGGATGTATACTCACAGAGAGTTTTATGGTATCCAAGGTTCCAGCGGAGATCTTATCCAGCGACCCGGTTTACAAAACCCGGTCAGTGTTGGGCACTCTCCTTATGGTGCAGTCGTGGATTCCAACAGTTATGTTTGGTCAGGAACTTTAAGCGGAGGAACTATCGTCGGCTTTGAATCTCGAACAGGGAGAGCCTCGGGTATTATTCGCCCTCAAGGTGTTCCTGCTCGTTCTTATGGCTTCACGATGGATGGTGAGAACCGCTTGTGGGTAGGTGCGCAATCAGATGGCGTAAATCGCTATGACCCTTATCGTGATGCAAACGGCAACCCGATCCAAGATCCACTTGCTGGCGGTGGTGCTTGGCGTCATTCCTCATGTGGCGGCAACCGCTGCTATATGCGAGGAGCAGGTGCTGACGCAGAAGGACGCATCTGGTTTGCTGATAACACGACAGGTATGATTGGCTACCGAGTAGACACGATGCAACTCATCGGTCAGTTCAGTATCGGTGGAGGCACAACAGGTGCTGGCGTTGACTTCAATGGCTTCATTTGGGGCGTTGCTTCCGGCGGATACACGGGAAGAATAGACCCAAATAATCCGAACGACGTAAGAAGAGTAACTGTGGGTTCAGGACCCTATACTTACTCAGACTTCACAGGTTTTGGACTAAGAAACTTCACGGCTCCCCGTGGCGGCTACAAGATGATTGTTGAAGGTTGCGAAAAACTAGATACCGACTGGATGACTCTAGACGCTTCCTCTACTTTACCACCGGACACAAGAATAGAGTTCAGGATCAAGGTAGCAGAGACGAGAGATGAACTGGCTGACCCAGCACTCGCTGTCTTTGGTCCTTGGATAAGTTCGGCTGATGGCCAAAACGAATTACCAGCAGACCTAAATGCCCTACCCCCACACCGCTTTGCGGAAATAGAAATCTTTTTAGTTTCTACTGACCGAGAAGCCACACCAATTTTACGAGGGGTTGACCTGCGCTTCCAGTGCCAAATAGAAGAATAAGACAAAAAGTATGAGAGCCGGCGATCTGGTAAGGTTTAGGCAGTGTACGTTTCACGGAGACCCTAAGCAATATACTGATTGGAAAGTCGGTTTGTTGTTGGAGTATAGCAGTTGGTATAAAATAGCGAAAATAAGCTACAAGGGCAACGTTATATCAGTACATGGGAGTGACGCTGAACTACATCAACAAGCCAAAAGAAAACAAAAGAACTAATTATGTATATTGAGGAGGTATAATCACAATGCAACAGAAAATAGACCAATGGCTCGGAAAATGGGCCTCACGAAAACTAATAGTATGGGGAACCTCCACCGCTTTCTTGGCGGCTGGATCAGTTACAAGCAGCGACTGGGTGGCTGTGTCCCTTGCTTACATAGGACTTCAGGGTGCAGCAGATATTGCTGCTAAGTGGAAACACGGCTGATGAAGAGACTATGGTTTAAAGCCAAAGAGATTTGGTGGAAAATTATATTGGGGGTTGTTGTAGTGGCAGCCCTCTTAATTTACTTTTACCGTTTGCTCAGGCCAACGGAAGATAAGATGAAATATTTAGAAGTTATAAAAACAGAAGCCACGACAGCCTTAAGGGAAAATGAATTACGTGGTAGACTAGAGAAAGATAAGATTGGTGCGGTCAAACAAGTTTTTGAAAGCCGTCTTAAGGATACAAAGAAAATACACGACAGAGAAGAACGATTAAAAGCATTAATCAGACTTCACAAGGAATTGGACATTTAAGGAGATTAAAAAATGGTAGACATTCCTACACTAGAAATTGAGGATTACGATCCCGACCTAAACGAAGAAGAAGAGACTGTTGAGGATAAGTCCGGCGGTGCTCTTACTTATGCTATTGTTGGCGCTGGTCAAGGCGGCGGACGTATGGCTAAAGCGTTTTATGATATGGGCTATACTAAGACTGTCGCTGTCAACACAGCAAGATCAGATCTTAACGGTTTAGATATTCCAGAAGAGCAAAAGTTTCTTGTAGACGAGCATGGCGAGCAAGGTGCTGGCAAGGATCAAGCAAAAGCGGAAGCAGCCATCGAGCGCAAAGAACAAGAAGTATTTAATAAGTTCCGTGAAGTTTTTGGTAGCAATGTTGACCGGATTATTATATGTCTGGGCGTTTCTGGCGGCTCTGGCGGTGGCACAGTAAATACCCTTATTAAGGTCGCCAAGAAATACTTCACATATATTGGTGTCGAAGATGTTGACAAACGAGTCGGTGTTGTTGCCTCTTTACCTACTGCTGGTGAATCAGCTTCGCCAACTGTTGCTAAGAACGCTCATGCTCGTATTACTCAATTATGTGACCTTGCAGAGGACGGAAAAATTGCTCCGCTTATTATGGTGGACAATGAAAAGATTAAAAAGCTTTACCCGAAGCTCACGGTCAAGAAGTTCTGGACAACTATCAACAACACGGTTGCTGGGCTGTTTCACGTTTTTAACGTCCTAGCAAACAAGGACTCAGAATACACAACCTTTGATGCTACAGACTACGACAGTATTATGCGCCAGCCGGGTTGTATGATTATGGGTGTAACCAGTGTAAAGAATGTTGAGAGTGAGACGGCAATTTCAAACGCCCTTAAGAAGAACTTAGAAAAAACTCTTCTTGCTGAAGGCTTTGACTTAACAACTGCTACAGGTGCTGCTTGTATTGTTGTTGGCGGCGAAGTCTTGTTCGAGGAGACTGTTGGGTTAATGGATAGCATAGAGTTTGGTTTTGATACCTTGGCAGCTTTGACTGGCGGCGCTATTATCCATCGTGGAATCTATGAAGATGAAAACAGGGACAAGCTTGTGACATATACTCTAGTTAGTGGCTTGAGCAGGCCTACTAAGAGAATCGAAGGTTTGAAAAAATTCCTACCTGAGGAGCCAAAGGCTCGTTCTCGTAAGAAGTAGTATGAAGAAACTAGTTGCACTTATGCTGCTCTTTTCGCTCAACACCACTGCGGCTGAGGTAGTCAAGTTTGACCCTCGCCCAGCGGTTGTTGAGCAAGAAGGCAGCACTTATGTTGGAATACTTCTTAGTGAAGAGGATTTCCGAAAAATGCTTCAAAAGAAAATTGATACCAATGCTAAAATAGCCGAGTGCTCGGTGGACCAAAAGGTCTGCACTCAGATGCAGGTGACGTACATTCGTTCCATCACCAAACTAGAAGAACAACTTAATAAAAACAACTCTTGGTTTGACAGGAATCGTGGAACAGTCGGAATTGTTACTGGCTTAGTTATTGGAGCGGGGATGTCTATTGGCATCGTTCACGCAGTGTACCAGCGTTGAGTGACAAGAAAAAGGATTATAATTATATTGCATCTGTAGAGAAGGCAATAACAGAAAAATATGGAAAACAAACAGTTCAAGACTTTCGCTCTGACTGGGGGCAAGAGAAAGAGGAAATATATCTTTCCCAACTTAAAAGCCGTAACCACAAGAAAACTGGCATAAAAAAAACAAAAGAGATAATTGAAGCCGGTGAAGCAATCATTAAAAAGAGGTCCGGTGCCAAAAAACCATCAAGGACCTGCCCGATATGTAAAACATACTCATTTTCATCAAAAGACGACCTATATATGAATAGGTTCCAATGCTGCTATCGATGTTATGTTGATTTTGTGGAACACGAAGAACAGCGATGGAAAGATGGTTGGCGGCCCACTGATGAGAATCTTAAAATAGCATTATCGAGGAGAAAATAATAATGGCTAGCATTTCAGACATAGTACAAGGGCTTTCGCAAGCCGCAGCAAACGCTTACGATGGAGCGCTAGATAACAATGGCGAGCCGATCTCTGCTGGTTTAAAGAGGGAAGAAGGGCACCCTATCTTGGACAGTCGCATTATGGATGGCTTTGGAGTTAAATTTTCCGCAGACAAGTTAATCGTTTCATATCAAAGTGAAGTGATGTTAAACGAACTTCATCCTCGCAATCAGTTCGAGAATGAGATTGAGCGTAAGTTTACAGACATTGTATCTTTCTTGAAAAAGGAATATAAAAAAGTAACAAAATCTTCTGTATCTTTATCCGAGGTATCCGCAGCAGATGTCATGGTCCAGAGTACCTCTCGGGTTAGAAACTGGGTTCAGGCAACTAAGCAATATAAGATTGGAAATTTGGATGAAGACGTAGCACCAAACGGGCAAGCCTCTAAAGATAACGTTGATGCAGCTATTAAAAAGTTTACAGAACTCCATAGTACAAAAAAAGCCAACAAAGCACCTAAGAACCCAGATACGCCTGAGGCGTAAATGACTCTAACAAAAAAAGAATTAATGGCTGAGGTTGTCCGTTCGGGCAAAGACCCAGTTTATTTTGCTAATAATTACGCAAAAATATCACACCCACTTCATGGATTAATCCCTTTTGAAATGTACAAGTTTCAGGAGGAAGTCTTAGATAACTTTAAAGACAATCGATTTACGATAATTCTGAAAGCCCGACAGCTTGGAATATCTACAACAGTCGCAGCTTATGTATGTTGGCTCCTGTTGTTTCATCGAGATAAAAATGTTCTAGTAGTGGCAACCAAATTAGGAACAGCAGCCAACCTTGTCAAAAAAGCAAAAGCTATCTACAAGCATCTCCCTGAGTGGCTAAAGATCGCTTCCATAGAGATTGATAATAGAAATTCTTTCGAGCTATCTAACGGATCACAAGTTAAGGCATCTTCTACCTCTGGAGATGCTGGACGTTCCGAAGCTCTTTCTTTACTTGTTGTTGATGAGGCAGCGATTGTTGAAGGTCTGGATGAGATGTGGGCGGGACTATATCCAACTCTCTCAACTGGTGGTGGTTGTATAGCTTTGAGCACTCCATATGGTGTTGGTAATTGGTTCCACAAGAGCTATGTTGAGGCTGAGGAGAAAAAGAATGATTTTTTTCCAATGAAGTTACCTTGGTCAGTACACCCAGAGAGAAATGACGAGTGGTTTAAGAAAGAAACTCGAAATATGTCGAAAAGGGAGATAGCTCAAGAGCTTGAATGTAACTTTAATGCCTCTGGCGAGACAGTGGTTCACGGAGATGATTTAAAAAGAATCCTAGAGGCTTGTAACGACCCTCGGCATAGAACAGGTTTTGATAGGAATTATTGGATATGGAAAGGGCCAGAGCCTGATAAGGAATATTTAGCTGTTGCTGATGTTGCTCGTGGTGATGGGTCAGATTTCAGTGTGTGTCAGGTTTTTGATTTGCAAACTATGGAGCAAGTAGCGGAATATCAAGGAAAAATAACACCTGATATGTTTGCTCCTCTGCTCTCAGAAATAGGAAAAGAATATAATACGGCTCTTTTAGTTATAGAAAATAACTCTTTAGGCATTGGTGTGCTGAACAGATTAGAAGATTTGCAATATAATAACATATATTACAGTGTGAGATCTACTCACGAGTATGTTGATCAAGCCACTGCGGAGGCTATAGGGGGTGTTGCTGGATTTACTATGTCTATGAAAACACGACCACTTGTTATATCGAAGTTTGAGGAATTCGTTAGGAATAAACTAATTACTATTAATTCTATGCGCCTAGCTAATGAAATCAAGACGTTTGTATGGCACAATGGCAGGCCGCAGGGAATGAGAGGCTATAATGATGATCTTGTTATTGCCTGTTCTATAGGGTGCTGGGTACGGGACACAGCTTTAACTGTTAACAAAAGAGAAGTAGAATACAAAAAAGCAATGATAGCAGGAATTATGAAAGATACAAAAAACTTCCATACTAAAATTGAAGGACAACAAGGGTATAGAAGCCCATCAAAACATCAAAATACTTTTACAGGGACTGATGGAAAGAATTACGATTTATCATGGATTATAAAGGGATAAAAAATGGCAGATAACAACCAAGACAATAAAAACCCAAGAAATGTTCAGTCAACTCTTTTTAAGCGTCTGACCCGTCTCTTTAGTGGGCCAATAGTAGATTACAATCAACCTTCTGTTGTTAGATCAACAGCAAGAACTGTTAAAAAGTACAAATTTAAGACAAATACTGGTAAAGAGTTTAAAAAACGTGAGTATTATAATCCTTTCTCGGGCTTACAAAATAAAACTCTTATGGACCGTGATAAAGCTTTACGGTATACTGACTTTGAACAGATGGAATACACACCCGAACTAGCCTCGGCACTTGATGTTTATGCGGATGAGATAACTACCTCATCAGAGATCACGCCACTTGTTCATATTGATTGTCAAAATAGAGAAATAAAAGAAATTCTACACACTCTGCTTTATAGTGTGTTAAATATCGAATCTAACTTGTTTGGTTGGGCTAGGAGCATGTGCAAGTACGGAGACTATTTCCTTTACTTGGACATTGACGACGATATGGGGATCACAAATGTTATTCCGCTACCTGTCAGGGAAATAGAGAGAATAGAAGGGAAAGACGAAACTAATCCCAATTATATACAGTATTTCTGGAACGGCGCTGATGATCCCGGCGTAACATTTGAAAATTGGCAGATAGCGCATTTCCGTGTTTTGGGAAATGATAAGTATGTTCCCTATGGCACATCGGTCTTAGAGTCTGCTCGTCGTATTTGGAGACAGTTGATTCTCTTGGAAGATGCGATGATGGCATATCGTATTGTCCGGTCTCCTGAGCGCCGTGTATTCTACATTGATGTTGGGAATATCCCCGTTGAGGATGTGGAGCAATACATAGAGCAAGTCAGAACTCAGATGAAGAGGAATCAAATAGTCGATCCAGATACTGGAAGGGTAGATCTTCGATATAACGCTATGAGCATTGATGAGGATTATTATATCCCCGTCCGAGCCGGTAATTCTTCTAGGATTGAAACTTTGGCAGGTGGTGCTTTTACAGGTGATATAGAGGATGTTAACTACCTAAGAGACAAACTGTTTTCAGCAATTAAAATACCAAAGGCTTACCTCGCCCAAGCTGATGCCGTCGAGGATAAAGCAACTCTAGCTCAAAAAGATATTAGGTTTGCGAGAACAATCCAGAGGTTGCAGCGAGTAGCGATAGCTGAAATCCAAAAGATATGTGTAATCCACTTATATACTTTAGGTTATCGAAATGAAGATCTGACTGGGTTTAATTTAACACTCAATAATCCATCTAAAATTGCAGAGTTGCAAGAACTAGAACATCTCCGGACAAGATTTGACATTGCCGGCGCAGCAACTGATGGACTATTCTCTAAACGATGGATTTACAAGAACATCTTTAAGTTGGATGACGATGAAGTTATTCGAATTATGCGTGAACAGTATGGCGACGCTAAGCATACAGCTTTGATTGATGGCACAGGTACAGCGACGGAGTCAGCCATGACTGACTCAGGCGATGACCTAGGCGGAGATGATCTCGGTGGTGACGATTTGGGCGGCGATGATCTTGGCGGCGGCGAAGAAGAAGACGCTGGGCCATTGCTTGCTGAGCCGGGACAAAGAGATGATGGATATATCCCTGTCAAACTGGACAGAAGGTCGGGCAGCGGACCAAGAAAGAGAAGCGCCCTTGCCTCTGCTGGAGAAAAAGCGGCATATCCGGGACAATCAAGACTATTTAAGGGTGTAGCAGGAGAACTGGGTCCTTTGGGCAGAGGGATTGTCAGTGCTGGTCTTGTTAAAAGAGAAGAAGATTTAATAACAGAGACAAACAAAGACATCAAAACCTTAATAACTCAGTTGGATAAAAAACATGAAGACAAAACATAATAAGAAAAGAAATACTGCGTTTATCTTTGAGGCGCTTATTAGAGAAATGTCTAAGGCAATTATCGATAAAGATAGTTCAACAAAGAATAAAATTGTTACCCTTCTTCGGGAGCATTTTCGCCAAGGTGCGGTCTTGGAAAGAGAACTTCAGTGCTACAGGGCATTGACCGAGAAGAGTGGGTTTGATAATTATACTGCCGAAAAAACTATTCATCGTGCCAAGGATGCCTATAATAGTTTAGACAAGCAAAAGATCTTTGAGGAGCAATCGGTTGTTATTGGAAAAATAAACAAAGATATAAGCTCTTCCGTTTTTTCAAACTTTGTTCCAAACTATCGATCCTTCGCTACCATAGCACAAATTTTTAGTAGTACAACACCAGTTAAACAGAAAGTTATTATGGAGCAGCGAGTGTTAGAGGTTTTAACTTCTTCCAGTGACCCTAAGGGTGACCAGCTAGTTCCAACTGATAACTTGGTTGTCGTTAACTTTATTGAAAAGTTCAATGACCAATATGATACACTCTTGTCCGAACAAAAGAACTTATTAAATAAGTATATTTTTTCTTTCAATAACGATGACGCTGATTTTAAAGTAACGATGTTTGAAGAATTAAAAAGGATCAAAACAGCCGTATTGGATTCTTTAAAATCTGAAGAGGTTTCCTCTGATGAAACAATGGTGTCGAATAGTAGAAAAATTATAGAACAGATAGAAAGTATTAATGTCTCGAATATTGGAGACAAAGAATTGAAAACGGTCTTAAAGCTTCAAAATTTAGTTAATGAGTATAAATCTGATGCCATTAACAATTAAAATAGGAACCCCGCCTAGGGAAATCCAAGCTACAATTGAGCTTAAGATGCGGAAAACTCTTGATGGCAATATTCTTATTGCTGATCATCCAAAGATGGATATAATGATTGTGCCATCCTCTGCCGCAGTTGTTGCTATTCCAAAGCCCCACGCTGGGGATAACGTTTACGAACACCAGCGGGAACTAATGCAGTCTTTATTTGAGGGCGGCGCAGTTATTTATGATTCTGTCCAGTCTTCTGCTAACTTTGGTGTTCTGGAGGCAGCTTTTGCTGCCGAGCCCGCAGATTCGGATGTAGATCCAATACAGGTTGTCTTGTATGAAATCGAAAGGTTTATAAAAAGAACTTCTAACGACGATCTTCGGGCTGAAACTTATGACAAGAATATTGAAGATAGGTTCACTGACCCTTCTGATGAAGACTCAACGGAATTAGGAGAAGTTAAACCTGAAGAAGATGAGCCTTATAGAAAGTCCCTTGGCGGAAGCAATTCATATGCGTATGCTGGGTATGGATACTTATACTAGCAGAAATTAATATGAGTTTGATTTATTATATCTTGTGTTCTTATGGGTTGACACAAATTTTAGTTTTTTCTAAAATATTTGACCCCATAAGGCCAAAACATTATTTTTTTCACTGTCCTATGTGCATAGGGTTCTGGGTTGGGGCGTTTCTTCTACTCCTAAACCCATTTACAGAACTATTTATATTTGATGTTTCTTTGATAAACGCTTTTCTACTAGGCTGTTTATCTTCCGGGACATCTTATGCGTTGTGTATGCTGATATCAGACGGAGGATTTCAATATGAACACCGAATTAGAGGGAACGTGGACACGAAAGTGGATGCTAAGACCAGTAACCAATTGTTGCAGGGGTAGCTGTATTTAGCGGGTTAACCCCGCTTCTAAAGGAGACAAAAATGAATAAGAAATATGTACTACAAGAATTTATGAACCTCGATTACAGTGACGATCTTCTCACTGAAGAGGAGCGTACTGGAAATCGTGACGGAACTCATCTTATCGTAGCAGGAAAGATTCAAGCCGCTGGAAAAAAGAATGGTAATGGACGCATTTATCCACGACCAATACTTGAGCGGGAAATGAAAAACTATCAAAAATTAGTAAAAGAGGGACGAGCGATTGGTGAGTTAGATCATCCTGATACTTCTGTTGTGGAGCTTAAAAACGCAAGTCATCTTATTACTGAGGTGTGGTGGAAAGGCGACGATGTTATGGGTAAAATGAAAATTCTTAATACACCTGCTGGACAAATAGCTAAACAACTTGTCGAGGGCGGAGTCCAATTGGGCATTTCTAGTCGTGGGCTCGGGTCCACACGTCAACAGGGTGATACAACTATGGTAGAAGACGACTTTCAGCTTCTTTGTTTTGACCTAGTTTCTGAGCCAAGCACTACAGGTGCTTATTTGGTCTCAGAGGGTAGCGTTAAAACTCACCTGACAAAAGCTGACAGAATCAATCGAGCAATTAATGATATTTTGGGAGATGATTAATGGCCAGTGCTGGATTTGGGGTACCTAATAACAGCGGCGGCTGGGCTTTTAAGGTAGACCCTGACGGGAACACTTATATAGGAGACGAGGCATCTGATATCGTCCGAATCACGGGCTCGGTTTTTGTTGATGGTCCCGCTGTGTTTAACGAGGGCTCTATAGATGCTGATTTTCGTGTAGAAAGCAATCACGCCACTCATATGTTTTATATTGATGGCGGAAACAACCGTATTGGCGTTGGGAACAACTCCCCCCAGAACCTACTTGACATTATAGACCCTTTTAATGATATAGCAGGTCACGAAAAAGATGCGGTATTAAGACTCGTTAGTAAAAAGTCTGTGGGCATTAAACTGGTTGCCGACACTGATAATTCTGACGAGTCCGATAATCCTTTTATAGATTTTTATGCAGATGGAAACTCAGACACCTCCGGTAGAAATAATAGAAAAGGCTCGCTGGCTCTAGAGGATGTAGCCGGAACAACATTTACAGGGTCTCTGGCAGATGCTTTCTTTATGGATGCGTTTTACCCCCTGATTGGTCATAGCAACCGACCATTGCAGATCGCTAATGCTTCAGTTAATAATGGACACAAAGCCCGCATCACACTAGAGGGAACAAATGGTTATGTCGGCATTCATACGGCAACACCAACCCACTCACTTGAAGTAAGCGGAGATTTTAAGGCAACAGAAGAGGTTATTTTTGGTACCACCTCGACCGATCTGGGAAATGGTCAAACAAGTACTCTGACACCTGCTAGTTCTGTTCATCTTCTCGACGCTACTTCTATTACAGCAAACGCTGCTGTCGGTGCACATGTAATGACCCTAGCGGACGGCACGACCGCAGGGCAAATACTAAAAGTAATAATGAACACAACTACAAACAATCAACCTATTATGATATCTCCAGCAAATATTCTTGGTTCTTATGGCGTAATTGCTATAGAGAACAATAAGCAAGGTGCCGCTTTTGATTTTATATGGACAGGAAGCAAATGGGTACTTATAGGAAACAACACTTTAGCCTCTGTGGGCTAGGATTTAAGAAAGAAGACTATGAAAAAATCGGAACTTAAAAATATTATTAAAGAATGTGTCAAGGAGGTTATATTTGAGGATGGGGTTCTGTCTGGGATAATCACTGAAGTGGCCCAAGGGCTAACATCAGCGCCTCTGGTACAAGAATCTAAAACTAAGACAAATTCTTCAAATCGAAACTCAGTTAGCGATTCAAAAAAGAGAGTCCTGTCTGCTATTGGAGACACCGGGTATGATGATCTTAAGAAAAAGTTTAAAAATCCCGGACTTTTTGAAGGAACAAGTCCAATTCCCGAAGGGAATGGCAGTAGTGCATTGTCCGGGGTCGCCCCCGGTGATGCAGGAGTAGATATTTCAAACATTCCCGGAATGGGATCTTGGGCTGCGGTAGCCTCTAAACAAAGAAAGTAGAAAAAGATGAGAAAGCTTGGAAATAATAGAACACACAGAGAACAAAAAAACATAAATGGCTGCATCACAGTGACTCAACAAGAGTGTCAAGGTAATGTTGATAAAATGATTAGAAAGTTTATCAAAAAGGTTAAAAATGATGGGATCATAGAGGAGTATCGATCCCGAACACATTTTACTAAACCCTCTGACGTGCGAAGAGAAGAACGCCGAAATGTACAAAGAACAATTCAAAAGGTAAATAAGCAAAGAGAAGAACTATTTAGACCTAGGGACGCCTTTTCAAAGCGCTCTAACAGGAGAAAGTAAGAATGGGAAGCAGAAAACCAGACAATTCAACTTATTTTAGTGGCTTCCAAGGTCCGGGAATTGCAAATGTCGCATCTTATCAAGTAGCTGGACATCCATATCTCACAGGATCGCAGAACCTAGCAACAAATAAGATGACAGAGATTAATTTCCCTCGTGTTACTAATCGAATAGTTCTTCGCAACACAACCACAAACGCACCTCTTCTTGTGACTTTTGCACCCACCGGCAGTTTACTCGGTCATGAAAACGTCGTTAGTGGATCACACTTTATAACACTTCAGCCCCAAGCCGATGCGACTGCCCACTTGGCACAATTAGATATGCAAGTTAAATGCCGCAGAATTTTTATCTCTAACAAGAGTGCGAATGTTGGGAAGTTTGAATTATTTGCAGAATTAACAGGAATCGATGCAAATGAGATGTATGAACTTACGGGTTCTGGCATCACTAATAGCGGTGTCGGCGGCATCTGATAAATCACTAGTGACGTGAAATTTTCTTTTGACTACCCCCTCATATAATAATTCTAAGTCGATTAGAGAAATAAATAACTATTTAATTTGATATATTATCATATAAATCCTAGGGGAACCCCACATGTCTAATATGTTAGAGCAGGCAATCATAGACGCACAAGCTCTCAGAGAAGTTGCGCTCAAAAATGCCGAAATGTTAGTAATTGAAAAATATTCTGATGAAGTTAAAACAGCAGTGAATAAGCTTTTGGAACAGGATCCCTTGGACGATCTGTCTATGGACACATCTTTGGACGGCGATGAGCAAGGCGTGGAGAGTGATGTTATGGGCGGTATCCCCTCTGCTCAGGACCCATCTTTAGAAGATGAAGAGGTTGTAGTCCTTGATCTCGACCAACTCATTACTGCCCACGAGGAAGAAGAAGAAGCTGGTGAAGATGAAGACATCTCTCTCGGTGCTGACGAAATCGCTGATGATATTGGCATTGAGATGACTGATGATATGCCCGCTAATCGTAAAGATGAAGAAATAGAACTAGACGAGGAAGCACTTGTCGATGTTTTTAAAGAGATGCTCGTTGTGGATCTCCCAGAGGCGGCTATCGAAATCTCGGAAGAGATGGCCGAAGATGAAAAGGAAGAAGAGGAAACTGTAGTTGTATCTTCTTCTGCCGATGACGGCATGGATAAGAAAGATATTGAAGCCCATGAAAGATCTACCGCTCGCCTTGAGATGGAATCTTTAACAAATGAAAACAAACAATTAAAAAATATTCTAGTAAAAGTGAAAGATAGGTTAGAAGAAATTAACCTGTCAAACGCTAGATTGTTATACACAAACCGTGTTTTGCAAGACACCTCCTTGAATGAGCAGCAAAAAAATAAGATTGCTGAGATGGTCTCGAATGCACGATCAGTAGAAGAAGCGAAGCTAGTTTTTGAAACACTTCAAAAGACATTGGCGGGGCCATCTGTAACCAGACCCCAGAAATCATTGTCTGAGGTAGTAACAAGAAGTTCTTCGGTAATTCTAAGTGGACGTCGTAAGACAGAAACAACAGATGATGGTAATCCGGTATTAAATCGCTGGGCTACTCTCGCTGGTCTATCAAACAAAGACTAATTTTAACAAGGAGAAAAAAATAATGTCTGTAATTTCAACATTGACAGAAGGTATCCGTCAACGTTCTCTTGCTAATGAAGGTGAAGCCCTTCTTGAGAAGTGGGAAAAGACTGGTCTCCTAGAAGGACTTAACGACACCGCTCGTTCGAGCATGTCTCGTCTTCTAGAAAACCAAGCTGCTCAGCTTCTTAAAGAAACCACCACAATGCAAGCAGGTGACGTTGAAGGCTTTGCCTCAGTTGCTTTCCCAATCGTTCGTCGTGTATTCGGCGGTCTATTGGCTCAGGACCTCGTGTCCGTACAACCAATGAGCCTCCCAAGTGGACTCATTTTCTTCCTAGATTTTGTGTTTAGTGCTGATAACACTAATCCTCGTCTAGGTAACATCGCTGACACCTCATTGTATGGTGGTGGCGTAGTCGGTAAGGACCTGCAAAATGGTGTCAACCTTGCTGACGCAAACCAAGAACAAAGTTTTTATAGCTTGAACAATGGTTACTCTAGCCCAACGGGTTCATCGACTAATCACCCGTCTGCATTGACTTTCGTCGCTGCTAACACTTTCGGTGATTCTGGTACGCTTCCCGGTGGAGCATTCTTTGACGTACTTAAAGCAGATCCTGATCTTATTTCGGGTACCTCAACGTATGCCATTTATAGAGTTCGTACCTCGGCGTTGTCTGGTGCTAACTTTAGCGATCTTACAGCGATTGTTCATGGAACGGGTACATTGTCGCCAAATTCGTATCAGGCTCGCCGCTTGACTTCGTACTCTGGTAGCGCCCAAAATGACATCCATATTGTGGGTATCTCTAGAACAGGTATTGCAACTGCTGTTGACCTTAGTGCATCTATTGGCTTGACCACAGGTCTTAGTTTCCCAATCGTCGATCAGTTCGTCGCAGCGGGTGATCCCTTTGGTGCCATCGCTGGTTCTAACGCTTCTCAGGGTTGGGGACTTGAAACTCAGGCAAATATCCCAGAGATCGATATCAAGGTAGACAGCACCGCTGTCACAGCGATCACCAAAAAGCTCAAGGCTAAGTGGAGCCCCGAGCTTGCTCAAGATTTGAATGCTTATCATAACCTCGACGCTGAAGTTGAGCTTACGAGCATCCTTTCTGAGCAAATTGCTCTCGAAATAGATCAAGAGATTCTAAATGATCTAGTTAACGAGGCCACTGCTGGAACATTGTTCTGGAGCCGTCGCCCCGGTAAGTTTGTCAACCGTGAAACGGGTGCAGATATTACCAACAGCTTGCATCCAGATTTCGCCGGCACTGTGTCGGAATGGTACGAGACACTTCTTGAGACCATTAATGATGTCAGTGCTCGCTTGCATCGCAAGACGCTTCGTGGCGGCGCAAACTTTATTGTTTGCTCTCCAGAAGTTTCTTCGCTACTTGAATTCACCTCCGGATTCCGTGCATCGGTTGAAGTTGATGGAGACAAGGGTAGTTGGGGTGCCAACCAAGTTGGTTCTCTGAGCCGTAAGATGGACATTTATGTCGATCCTTACTTCATGAGAAACGTGATCCTAGTCGGTCGTAAGGGAACTAGCTTCCTTGAGTCCGGGTATGTTTATGCTCCTTATGTACCGCTGCAAGTCACGCCCACCATCTTTGGTGTCGAAGACTTCGTGCCTCGCAAGGGCGTGATGACTCGCTACGCTAAGAAGATGGTACGTCCTGACATGTACGGTCTTGTTATTGTCGCTGATCTTGTTTAAAATTTAAATAAGGTTGAATAATAACGCAGAGAACCTCGTCCTTGTGGCGGGGTTTTCTGTTTTTATTTGGAGAAGATAAGAAAAGAAAACTATTTAGTAAGGTTCCTTGTAACTCATAATATTGAGGAAGAAAATTAATGCCGACCAATTTACGCCCAGCAAGCACTTTAAGCGCAGTTGTTTTACCAGCAACAGGGACCCATTCTGATGTTGCATCTGATTTGGCATATGGTATTTATAACAATTCCTCTTTCGTTAGTGGTGCCGTTGATCAAGTTGCATATGTTTATAATAAATTAGGCGGAAACATTCTTGATCTAGAGATTACTCCTAAAAATGTTTATAATGCATACGAAGAGGCTTGCTTAGAGTATTCATATCTCATTAATACCCATCAAGCAAAAAATGTATTATCTGACTTGATGGGTAACACTACTGGGTCTTTCGATGAGGATGGGGAATTTTCCGAATACTCAGGATCTGGCGGAATTGACTCAAACCCAAATTTAAAATTTCCAAGATTTCAGTTAGGATATGCTACCCATATAGCTCGTGGTGCTTCTTTGCACGCCAATGTTGGGGCATCACAAACAATATATTCTGCATCATTTACTTCAGAGAGAGACGTGCAGGACTATGATCTTCAGGGAATAATTTATAGTGCATCCTTGGAAGCAGATGTCCCATTTTACAATAAAGTCGGGAAGAATGCTATAACTATACAGAAAGTATTTTACAAGACCCCAAGAGCAAGCTGGAGATTTTTTGGCGGACGACAAGTTGGTGCAGTTGGGAATCTATCAACCTATGGAATGTATGCAGATGATAGCACGTTTCAGTTGGTCCCAGCTTGGCAAAATGTTTTGCAAGCATATGCTTACGAAGAGGACATGAATGTTCGTGCTTCCCATTATTCCTTTGAAATAAATAATAATAAGCTGAGAATATTTCCATTACCTGACGGGGATCAGCCTAGCAAATTTTGGGTGAAGTTTAGAGTATCAGAAGACGCCTATGATGAGGACTCTGATCGTAAATATGGCGCTGACGGTGTCAATAATATGAATACGCTTCCGTTCCCTAATGTCCCGTATAATAAAATTAATAGCATCGGTAAACAGTGGATAAGAAGATTTGCTCTATCACTATCCAAAGAAACTCTAGGACAAGTAAGATCAAAACTCGGATCAATACCCATACCGGGGAATGACGTGACTTTGAATGGCTCAGCGTTAATATCAGAGGCAAAAGAGGAGCAGAGTTCTTTAAGGGATGAGCTTAAGTCAGTCTTGGACGAGCTTGTGTATGGCAAGCTAGCCGAAGGCGATGCCGCTCTTCAGGCTAGTGTAAATGAAACTTTGGGTAAAATCCCTCACGGCATATACGTGGGATAAATAAATGGCAAACAATAAATGGACACAACCCACCTCTCCTCCGCCACCTCTTTTTGTTGGTAAGGCAGAAAGAAACTTTGTAAAACAAATAAACGACGAAATAATAGAGAAGATCGTCGGGGAACAGATTTTATATTTTCCAATAGATGTGGAGCGTACAAATTATCATAGTCTTTACGGAGAAGCAATTAATAAAACTTTCTTACCACCAGTTAGAATTTATTCTTTAGTTGAGTACGTTGGCACCGATCGAGTTCAAGAACAATATGGGTTTGATAATATCTACAATCTCAACATACACATGCATAAGAGAAGGCTAACAGAGGACCAAGATCTTTTTGTTCGCCTTGGAGACTTTGTTCAGTATGACGAGATGTATTTTGAGATTGTAGATGTTTTTGAGCCACGATACTTGTTCGGTCAAGACAGTTCTTTTACAAATGATGAAACCTCACTAGAAGTGACTGTCGTAGCCAAGCAGGCTCGAAGAGGATTATTCGATGCCAATTAGCACACCACTTAAGACCAAATTATCCTCTTCATACCCCTTAGCCCCATCCCGGCTTGAAGATATAGATTACGCTATTTATAATTATATAAATGATGATCTAAATATCTTCACGGACACAAATCAAGGCTTTCAGAAGGTGCCAATTATCTACTCTCTTCCAGAAAGAGCATATCAGATAAAAAACAATCCAGATTTAAGGCCAAATGGTAGAACTTTAGTTTATCCTATAATGTCCGTTAGAAGATCAGACGTGACGCAGAACCCATCCAACAAAGGTCGTTACGGTGTTCACGTTCCTCCATATTTTGACTACTATAAAAAGGGCGGCTCAATCGAAATAGCTAGAGTTGTTAATCAAAACAAGACAAAGGACTTTGCGAATGCCAATTCCATAAGAAAGTCCTCAACTAAGAAGGATAAAAATTATCAAACTTTTCCGGGCAAAAGTAAAAATATTGTTTACGAGTCATACTCCATTCCGATGCCAAGTTTTGTAGAAGTTACCTATGAAATTTCAATAGTCACTGACTATCAACAGCAAATGAATGAAATATTGGCTCCTTTCTTGAACCTGTCTGGGACTCCAAGTGTTTTTACTATAAAACATGAGGGGAATCGTTACGAAGCTTTCTTAAATCAAGATTTTACCTTAGATAATAATTCTTCTGGACTTGATACAAACGAAAGAATCTTTAAAACAAATATCCAAATTAAAGTTTTAGGATATTTGGTTGGTGCAGATAAAAACCAGAGTACTCCAAATGTTGTTGTTCGCCAATCTGCCGCAAAAATAATTTTGCAAAGAGAGCGTGTGATGCTTGGAGATGAAATAGAATATCATTTAGATGAAAAATTCCATTATAGACGATAAAATAGACCATTACTTTTTCAATGGGAGTTTCGGCAATACAGCTACTATTTATTAGTAGTGTATCCCCACATTATGTACACTTTTAAGATTTCAAAAAGAATGAGGAGAATACAGCTAAATGTCAGATGATTCTGCTAGAAAGTTTAAGTTCATTTCACCCGGCGTTTTTATTAACGAGGTAGACAACTCACAATTACCTGAGGAAATAGGCGAAATAGGACCAGTTATAATTGGTAGATCTAGAAAAGGACCGGCCATGAAGCCAGTTACTATCAGATCTTTCTCTGACTTTGTTCAAACTTTTGGTGAGCCTGTTGCTGGACCTGAGGCAGTAGATATTGCCAGAGAAGGCAACCTGACTTCTCCAACCTATGGTGCATTAGCTGCGCAGGCTTATCTTGCGAACAATGCTCCCCTGACCTTTGTTCGTCTTGTTGGGGTGCAGAACTCTAGCGCCACATCCACTGGTAAAGCTGGGTATAAAGCTGGTGTAAAGACTAAGAGCACAACAGTCAATGATGGCGGCGCTTGGGGACTTGTTGTCTTTCCATCAGCTAGTCTTCAGAGCAAGAGTGCTGTTACGGGAGCGTTGGCGGCTACATTCTATCTAGAGTCTGGACGTGTTGTCTTGTCTGGAGCCAGAAACAATGGAACGTTCGGTACGAGCACAGGTTCTGCCGGCGACCTTTATGTATTCCCGGACGGAAATATTGGTATCGGCTTCTCTAAAGATGGTACAGCGGCAAATTTAGAAACTACAACAGTTAGTTTAGACCGCAATAAAGATAATTACATTAGAAACGTATTAAATACAAACCCAACTTTAACAAATGCATCAATTTCTACAGATGCATCTAGAACTTCAAGTTTGGGTGGTAAGTTCTGGGTTGGCGAATCTTTTGCTAACCAGATTGTCAAAAGAGAAGAAACATCTATCGGTGTTATGGTGAATGTTTCGCATTCTGCATTTTCTCCAAGCAATGGGCTGCACGCAGTCATTTTGCCAATGGTTAATCAGAAAGACACAACACAAGACCAGCACAGCTTCCAGTTTGGTGCAACTCGTGCCTCTACTGGGTTTTATATCGGTCAGGATTTGTCAACAAACTTTGGCACATATGAAGCTAAGAACCAACAAAAGCTTTTCCGCCTTGAGGCACTTACTGCCGGCGAAAGCGTACAGAAAGAAATTAAAATATCTGTTGAAAAGATAAAAGCCCCACGAGGCAATGTCAAGGCATACGGAAGCTTTAGTGTTGTCGTAAGAAAGATAACAGATAAAGATAATCGACAGGTCGTTCTGGAACGATTTGACAATTTAAGTCTAAATCCTGCCTCGCCAAATTATATCGCCATCCGAATCGGAGATAAATATGAGGCTTACAGCGAAGTTGACCAAGCGAATCGTCAGTATGGTCGATTTGAAAATAGATCAAAATATGTTCGTGTAGAGATGGACGCCGACCTCGACCGAGGCGGTCTTGACGCAAGACTGTTACCTTTCGGCGTCTTCGGACCTCTTCAGTACAGAAACGTAACATTCATTAGCGGAAGTGGCTTATTGCCAAACGCCAGACCCGGACTAAAGGCTCACGAAAGATATAGGTCCGCCTCAATGGGTACCAACAACTCTATGGTGGCTGGTGGTAATCCTTCTGAGTATGGTAAAATGGGTGGCAATTCGGCTGCTACCCAACAAGTTATCAGCTTGAGTGGTACTGCTGGTCCCGGACAGGCTGCACTTGCAAATGCTGTCGGTCTTCACTATACTGGGTCAATTGTTTTCCCATCTGTACCACTCAGAAAACAGAGCGCTTGGGGTTCACCTAAGACTAATGAAAATGTTTACTGGGGTGCTTGGACTGGTCTAAGCTCAACTGACACAACCTATAATACTGACACATCGGATTGGCTGAGAGTGCGAAATGCTGCATTTACTTCGGTTCATACTAACCCCGCTTCGACCGATTTCGATGTCGCTTCTAGTGGAAGTTATCGTGATGGTCTTCTCAATATGCCACAGGGCGAGTCTGGAAGTGCTACTACTTCACCATTGGCCATCTCGTGGGTATTCTCACTAGATGATGTTTCTGGCTCATTTGTAGCAAATAGCAATATTGCTCAGAGCGGAACATATTCTTATGGAAACCGGGCAAACGGACAAAGTATCTCAATGCATAGAGCAAGTTATACGGGTACTCTAGATGCCGGATACGACCGCTTTACCACATTGTTACACGGTGGTTTTGATGGCTTTGATGTAACCGAGCGAGACCCTTTCCGTCTCTCTAACTCTACTTTCGAAGGTGTCACAAAAGAAACAGAAAGTTATCAGTTAGAAACTCTGAAGAGAGCAATAAATATTGTATCAGACTCAGAACAGAACCAATACAACTTGATCTCTGTCCCCGGTGTAACCCAAAACGCAGTGACAGACTTCCTAGTAGATACTGTAGAAGAGCGTGGCGATGCTTTAGCAATCATCGATTTGCAAAACGTTTACACACCTGATACGGAGAGTACAGCAAGTGCTGCTGTGAGAAACAACTTCACTGTGCAACAGGTAGTTGACGGACTGAAAGATAGAAACATTGACAGCAGCTATGCTGCAACATACTATCCTTGGGTTCTGGTGCAAGATCCGGTTTCTAACCGTCTTGTTTACTGCCCACCTTCTGTTGCAGCCTTGGGTGCCCTTTCTACCACGGATCGCAATGCTGCACCTTGGTACGCCCCCGCAGGCTTTGCCCGAGGTGGACTAAGCGAAGGCGCAGCAGGAATTCCGGTTCTTGATGTTAGCCGCCGCCTGACCTCTTCAGAAAGAGACTCTTTGTATGATGTGGGCATTAACCCCATCGCTAAGTTCCCAGCCGAAGGCATTGTGATCTTTGGGCAGAAAACCTTGCAACAAACGAGTTCAGCACTTGATAGAATTAACGTTCGTCGATTGATGATCTTCTTGAAGCGTGAAATTTCCTTCATAGCCTCTCGTCTTCTCTTCCGAGCGAATACACAAGAGACTTGGAATGCATTTTTAGCTCAGGCTACTCCGGTGTTGGACTCTGTCAAGTCTCAGTTCGGTGTTGACGATTTCCGTCTAATCTTAGATGAAACCACTACAACGCCTGATCTTGTAGATCGTAACATTATTTATGCTAAGCTCTTGGTCAAGCCTACCCGCACGGCAGAGTTCTTCGCTATTGACTTCGTTGTTACAAACAGCGGGGCTTCTTTTGAGGACTAAGAAAAGTTATAATGCACTATATAATATATCAAGGAGAAACATATAATGGCTGCTGATCTTTTCTGGTCAAACGTTAATACCGACCCTAAACGACGTTATCGTTTTGCGGTACAACTAAACGGTCAAGGGGAGGCTATCCCTATCTGGACCGTTAAGACCGCTACAAAGCCAAAGGCAAATGTTAGTGTGGTAGAGCACTCTTACTTGGATCATACTTTTAAGTATCCCGGTCGTGTTACTTGGGACAATATCACCCTAACATTAATCGATCCGGTTGATCCAGATCTGGCTTATGAGTTTTTGCAACGTTTGGGCGTTTCGGGCTATAGGTATCCCACTACCCAACAGGGTGCTAAATCAAGCCTCAGTAAGAAAAAAGCCTCAGAGGCCATCGGCAGAATTCAGATTCAACAACTTGATGATGAGGGGGATCCAATTGAGACTTGGACCCTAATAAATCCATTTATGGTTAGCATCGATTTTGGTGGTCAGCTTGATTATACCTCTGACGAAATGAATGAAATAAGTTTAGAACTAGCATTCGACTGGGCAGAGCTTAGGACTAAGGGCCGAACTGCTGGTCCACCTGCAATCAGATAAGGGAAATAAGTTAAATTAACAAAATTTTCTTTGTGTGTTAGTTTCTTTAAAAGAAGGGTTACAAAATGAGCAGAAATGAAGACCGGGCATCCGCCCCTGTGGTGGACGAGACTCCCGCCCCAATTGCGACAACAAACAACTCAGAAGGAGCCACCTTTAACTGGTCGGTTCCTACTGAGTTTGTCAGCTTACCAAGCCGGGGTAAGTTTTATGCTGAGAGTCATCCTCTCCATAACAAGGAGTCAGTAGAAATTCGCTATATGACAGCGAAAGAAGAAGACATACTTACTTCTAGATCTCTTATAAAAGAAGGTGTCGTTATCGACCGTCTTCTCAAGAACCTTCTTGTTGATAAGGACCTCAATCTAGATACTTTTCTTGTTGGCGACAAGAACGCCCTGATCGTAGCAGCCCGCATTACTGGATATGGGCCTGAGTATGAGACAAAGGTTACTTGTCCGTCCTGTGATACAGCGGAGGACTTCTCCTTTAGTCTTGAAGATGTCAAAGTTTCAGAGACACAGTCTGCTCTAGAATTATATGACGGAGAGCAGACGGGGTATAACACATTTTCTGTGACATTGCCCCTAAGTAAGGCGGTGGTTGAGTGCCGTCTCTTGAACGGCGCTGACGAGATGAAGCTTTACAAAGAGGCAGAGAGAAAGGCGAGAAGAAAGATCGGGGACACTACCCTGACGGATCAATTTCAGGCTTTTATCGTTTCTGTTAATGGAAGTCAGGATGTCTTCAATCTTAAGTCCTTTATACAAACTATGCCAGCTAGAGATTCTCGATTCTTGAGAACCTTTTATGGAAAAATAGTTCCAAACATCGATTTATCGCAAACTTTTGAGTGCAACTCTTGCGGCTATTCTGCTGACATGGAGGTGCCGCTCACTGCGGACTTTTTTTGGCCTAAGTGACGAATATAAAGAAGCGATACACGAAGAATTTTTTCAATTAAAATATTATGGAAGCTGGAGCTTTTTCGAAGTTTATAATTTACCTGTTGTTCTTCGCCGCTGGTTCTTGAGAAGGTTATCAAAACAAAAAGAAGAAGAAGTGAAGCAGCATGAGTCGGCTCTTTCTCGTAGTAAATCAGGTAGCAGATAAAACTTCATTATTCTATCCAATTAACTACTTATTGAGCACACGTATTTTTTTGGAGGAACAGAAATGCTCTCAGAAGACGAATTAAAGGAGATGGTGTTTGATCTCGGCGCTGCAAGGCGTGGTGAATTGAACGAAAATATTCTTTATGTTTTTGCGGCTTGGATACAGTACCTTTTATCTAAGATGTTTAAGGGTCGCCGGATTCCTGTTCGTGTGCGTGGAAATAAAATTGAGATTGAAAGATTCACTGATGCTTTAGTGAACGAAAAAAGATATATGGAATACATCAAGAAGTATGGTCTTGATGATCCCATGACTTATAAGCAGAAATCCAAGCTTGATGTTGCTATTAAACGTTTTGAGCGGGAAGCTAAGATTAATTGGCCAATTCGCAACTGATCTAAGGATAAGATGTAAATGGCTGATGATCCAACAAAAGTATTAGAAAGACAGTTAGCGCTTCAGAAGCAAGTCACTGAGCAACTTTTACAAGATAAAAAACTCAGCAAAGGAAGAGCCAAAGATGCCCAGCAGATTGTCGATCTGCTTAGGGCTGGTGCTGAACTTGAGGACGAGATTGTCCAAAAGAAGCTGGCAGGATCTAAACTTGACCAAAAAACGATAGAAGCTTTACAGGCATCAGTTCAAGCAGAAGAAGATAAGTCTACTGCTATAGAAGATCAAAACAAGTCATTAGCTGAGCAAGAAAAACGAGTCGAGAAAATAAAAGAAATATATGGTGACATATATGGGCTTGTACAAGATATAACTGGAGTTAACTTCCAAGACCTAACAAGTCTAAAAGGACTTGCGTCTACAGTAGTTGGTATCGCTCAATCTTTTGATGCGGCTCAAGTATCGTTAGCTAAGACATCAGGATATACCAGAGCACTATCTGGGGATATGAAAACCCTAGCGATGAATAACGACAGTCTTGGTATAGGCATAGCCGAGTCGTCGGAAATAGTTGGTTCTTTAGCTTCTAATATGACTTTGTTCGCTGCTTCTTCTGGTTATGCTCGTGCGGAACTTGCTCAGACGACAGCGTTGCTGTCTGCTATGGGAGTTGACGCTGCTACTACTGGGCAAGCGTTAGACGCTTTAACACGAGGAATGGGATTAAGTACTTCGTCGGCTAGTAATGCGGCTATTGAGTTTGACAGACTTGGGCAGAGTCTGGGTCTTCCTGCTAGTCAGTTGATAGGGGACTTCAATGCTTTGAGTGGCTCTCTGGCGAAGTACGGCAAACTAGGCACAAAACAATTTAAAGAACTTGCCAAAGAAGCTCGTAAAATGGGTATGGGGGTCCAAGAGGCGTTTGCCATGGCAGATCTTTTCGATACTTTCGAAGGTGCGGCTGATATTGCGGGTCGCCTAAATGCCCAGATCGGACTTAGATTAAACTCTGTAGAACTTATGGCTGCTTCAGAGGCAGACAGAATTAAGATCCTCAGGAATGAGTTCCAGATGCGAGGCAAAAACTTTGATGATATGGACCGTCGTGAGAAACAAGCAATTGCACGAGCGATGGGTGTTGATGTTGATATGGCCCGAAGAATGTTTGGAGACCCAGTAGCGCTAAGAAAATACCAACGAGAACAAAAAGGTATTGACGAAAGAGCAGAGTCAATGACAACTGCGATGCAAAAATTTAAGGTAGCAATAGAAAATGTTGTCATCGGCTTGGGACCTCTAATAGAGAATACAACAGACTTTATTAGGATCATAGCTGAGAGCGGGGTTATAAAAGTGATTGCAATGGGCGTTGCTTTTTTTGCAGTAGTTAAATCGATTGCAGCTTTTGTTGGTGCCGTGAAACTATTGGCGGTGCCATTTACTTTGATAGCTGGGTTGTTTGCTGCCACGGATAAAGCCGCCGGATCCGCTGGGGCCGGAGTGGCTCGTGCCGGAGCCTCTGCTAGTGTCGCCGCTCCCGGCTTCGGTAAGTTGGGTGTGGCACTTTTACCAATCGCCGCATCCCTTGCCCTCGTTGGCGTGGGGATCGCAGCCGCAGGCTTCGGATTTAAGATGCTGGGTGAGGGTATAACTATGGTCCTCTCCGGATTTAGTACTTTCATATCTCAGTTGGCTGAACTGGCACCAGAAAAAATATATGCTGTTTCTGTGGGGGTTTTGGCACTTGCTTCAGCAATGGTTGCCTTGGCTGCTGCTAGCAGTGTTCTCGGCAACCCTCTTGCCTTGATAGGTTTGACTGCTTTGACTCTTGCCATTGCAACAATCGGCGACTCTTTGGCGGGAGACATCTCAGAGGCTTCCGAGGGTCTTGCAAATATGGGCAAGGTAATCGAACTAACGACAAAGATTAAAGCAGAGGATGTAGGACACCTGAAGGAAGTAGTCCAGCAGATTACGCTCGCTGCGGCAGCAACTAAATCTGCTCAAGATAACTCTTTGATGGAGAAGGTGGTGCGGGCAGTTATTGGCGCAGGACAGGCAATGACACCCAGCGCTATAGAGTTGAACTCATCTATCCAGCTTAACTCAAAAGAGATTGGTAGAGCCAGTAGATCGTATAGTGTAAAGACTGCTGACTCTACAGCACTGGGTGGTGGTTATGGCGTTTCAAGACCTTAAGTTAGAATCTCGGGAGGGTTAAAAACATGGCTACCAGAACACCAGTTCCGCTTTGGAAACAGGGGAATGTCGGAACACTCGGCATCTCTCAACTTGAACAAGAGGGTTATGTCTTAAGCTTAGAGCATGTCCCAACAGGTCGCTATGTTGAGTTCCCAGCGTTTTTAGAAAACTTCAGTGATGCATACACTTCCGAGTGGAGCGCCGAACAAGTCTTTGGTAGAATGGACCCTATTGCAACTTTTGCCGGCACAAGACGAGCAATTTCTGTGTCTTGGATAATCCCCGCAGAATCAATGGAACGAGGCTCTCAAAACCTACAAAAAGTTAATACTCTTATGCAAATGTTGTATCCTTTGTATACAAAAAGATCTGGTGCTACAACTATGAATATGGGGCCACTAATGAAGGTTGGTTATCTTAATTTAATACAGAACTCTGAACTCGGTGGACCTCTTTTGGGATATGTAAATGGGTTTACAATGGATCCCCTGACAGAAGAGGGAACTTTTTATGGCACTACGGAGGCTGGCATCGCAGTGGTTATCCCTAAGACAATTAGACTAAATTTTGAACTTACTGTTCTTCACGAACATCCATTGGGTTTTATCAAGGGCAAGGAACAAAACATAACTGAGTATAGAGACGGCCAAGGAAAATCTAAGAAGACAAAGTTTAGCTTTCGATCCGATAAGAACAATGCTGGCTCCGACTTCCCATACCGCACAACCCCTCCAACCGACAGTACTGTGACGGTGGAAAACTTTACCCCTAGCGACTCGGTTATATCACCGCCGGCAACCCGTCCCAGCAATGATGCTAATAGTGCCCAGACGAACGCTGCGACCAGAGAAGCGCTAAGCGAACAGAGGACAAAATAGTAATGCCATTTTCTAGATACGACAAAAGAGAGTTGTTTTTCAATGATGACAGAGAGTACAAAAAAGTATTCTTTAAAGATCGTGATCTGGCTCAGACCTATCAATTTAAGACTGCAATCATAGGTTATCCTACAGATGAGCAATTCCAAGAATTAGAATCCGTTCCGCTTCGGTGGGGGTCTACTGACAAGTTGTATAATATTGCCGATGAATACTACGGCTCGCCAGAATATTGGTGGGTCATTTCTTGGTTCAACCAAAAACCTACAGAGGCTCACTTTAAAGTGGGTGACATATATTATGTCCCGCAACCCCTGTCTGACGTTCTGGCTATCTTTTAGGAGATTGAAAAGTGACTAGGAGGCGTTTTTAATGAGCATCCCAATAGCAGTACCGACCGAAGGTGCCGGCGGCGGCGGCGGCGGCGGACGACCCGGCGAAACAGAAATTAATAGAATTGCTGCGAAGTACGGGTTTAAGTTTACTGAGTGGGAAAAATATGTCAAAGAAAATCATTCTACTCTTAACGAGAGAACGTCCGCCGTCTTCGGCTTACCCGTTGTTGAACCTACCGCCGAAGAGATTAACCCCAAAGAATTGAGCCAAGCCAGAGCGGAGATTATAGTATTTGCGACAAAAGACGCTGGGGTCAGGCGAGTGGTTCAAAGCGAAGCACAGAGAAAAATAACACAGAGAAAAATAACTGCTGCTTTTCGCAATGGGTACATCAGAGACCGCATAAAGTCCATGGAGGCAACTCTAAGGGATGCTAATTATTTTGACAACCTACGCCGATTGGCAAGAGGCAAAGCTCCGAGCCGTTTGGCAATTGGCGATAGCGGACCACTCTCTTTGGACGAGAGTATTAAACTTAGGCAGAAAAATGCACAATGCACACTCATAAATAACTTTGATACTCTTGTGGCTGCTAACGGTATGCAAAAAGAGAGACCGACCACTAATTTGATAATGCACTATACTGGTCCACCTGATGATTTACCCACTCTGATTACAAATCCTTTTAACGCTAAAGATTTTGTTAGTGCTGGTACAGATCAGTTATCCATGTTGTCTCCGAAATTAGATTTTTTTATACGTGATGAGAACGGAAAAGATAATCGTGTGTTGTTCGCTGATTATGTAGATTCCGAGAGAATGGTTGAACTAAGCAACCTTCGAGACCAGAATAATATGGCTTCTATTCTTAAAGCATCGGGCATGCAGGGGACAAATGTTGGCATACGAAGTTTTGAGTGGAAATATGAAAATAAAGACTGGGGCGACTATGTCGTGGGTGCAAGCCTTCAACTACATTTTGGATCTCTAACCGAGTTGGTAAATGAATCCTATTTGGAGTTTGTGTTCACTAGCGGACTGCGTCATGGTAATGATACCATAGATCGAAACAGTGCTGGGAACGCTAAGGCAAAAAAATTAGTTAGAGTAAAAAAAGAAATCAAAGACCTTAAAAAAAGTCTTGCCGCTGCCGCAGCAGGCACCTTCCCCGAGGTTGACAAGACAACTGCCAGTGCAAATTTTAAACAGCTAAAAGTTGTGTGCGGTTGGCATAAACCCGAGACATCAAATCTTGGCAACTCGATGTTAAGTAAAAACTTTTTAAGGGCAATAGAGGAATCACAAAAAACACTCTTACTGAACTTAGTCAGTTATAACTTAGAGTTTAAAGAACAGGGTCAAGTGGACTTAAGTCTAGAATACATTGCCAGTATTGATAATATGGCTGTTCGTGAGACAAGCGATGTTTTGGCCGGTCGTGCCGGAATCAAAGACAACCCGAATAGGAAGCCAACAAAAGTGGTCCTCAATGATGACGGGTCAAGTTTTGCCCAAAGAGCCGCAGAAGCCCTAGGCTTGCTAGAATCATCAAAGTTTGAGGATACAATAGACCCCGCCGGCTACATTGCTAAGAGGTTTAAGGCTTCCCAAGGAAAACCAGAAAGGTTTACATGTGCCCCAGACGGTGTCTTAATAGAACTTGACTTACTGGAAAGACAAGTAGAACTAGCTAGATTACAAAACTCAGAGAATCCACCAGATATTGACAATCTCACAAAGTATGCGAACGCTGCCAATGAGATATATGATCAGTTACAAGATTCTATTTTAGCTGATAAGTATACCTCCTTTATGGATTCATTGATTTATTCAAAAAAGGTTTTTTCTGTAACGTCAAATATAGTTTCCATCAATAACACCTCTACTACACCACAGTTCAGAGTCGTGGTAACTTCTGGTCCGCCAACTGATGTCGGTGCCCTCGCAGACCGACTTAGTAAAGCCGCCAAGTCTTACAAAAACAAAAAAGATAAAGAATCCATCGATGACTATGTTAATCGTATTGGTGCTCTGGATCCTGCTAGTGATGTTACTTATGAGAAAAATACAAGACGAGTTGGAAATGAACGGATTGTTACTGTTCCAATATATTACATGAGACTTGGCGATATCATAGAAATTGCTATGAGAAATGGAAACGTCCAACGTCGGGATGACTTTAGAATGATATTGGGTAGTTTTAATACAGCATCGGCTGCTTTCCCCGGATCAGTTAAAAGAAATGTTCCTCTTGGAGAGATTCCTATTTCGTTGGATTATTTTGGGCAATGGTTTTTTGAAAATGTAATCGCAACAGAAACCAAAAGTTTAAAATTTAGAAAGTTTATGGAATTGTTGTGCTGGGGTCTTGTGAATCCTCTTCTTAGTAATCTTTGCGACGAGGACAACAGAGTAAGACTCAATGTTCAGTTCACAACCCATACTACAAATGTTAGAGAGAAAGATAGATTACAGCAAAAGACAGACTCTTCAACGCTGACTAAAAAGCAAGCACGAGGCGTTTCTCGGGCTGGTTCTGAGGGAATGTATTTTGGTGACGCTGAAGAGGTTGAGGCTTCTGGACGCCCAGAGGGTTTTGCGCCTAAACAATTTTTTAGCCAACAACAGATGAAGCGTATGTTTAACGGATCCAACAGAAGGTCGGTCCTGAAAGACGCACCATTAGACAATTTCCTTATCTTTTTTGCAAAGAACATGTCTAAGGAGAGGAAGGGTGATGTTGTTGAGGATTCAAAAGATGGCATCTATCATCTGTTTGTCGGCGCAGACGCAGGAATAGCAAAACAGTTCAATTTTGCCACAAAAAATCTAAGTATGATGCGAGAGATGAACATCGAAAGGGCAGCCTCTACTTCCCGACAAGCAAATGTATTAATTTTACCACAAGACGTAGATATAACCATGGTTGGTAACACACTTTTTAGAAATGGTTCACTTATTTATGTTAATGCGGAAATGGCGATCGGTACAGCCGCAGCAGATATGCTACAACTAGGTGGTTATTACAGGGTTTATCGTGTATCAAACGATATAGCTCCGGGTCGATTCCAGACTACGCTTAATTGTTATTTTCAGCATTCTCGTGTATTTAACCCTAATGAGGGCAGATAACTATGACACAGGCAAGAACAAATCCTCAGGATTTTCCGGGATATTTCCCAAACGCTTCTAATAGTTCCACATCTAAGGATGTCCACCAAGAGAGAGTTTTTTATAGAGAGGCTGTTTTTTATGACGGTCTCGTAGAGAACTTTTTCGATACTTGGGGCGCTGACCAATTTTATGGAAAAATCAACACTTTTGGAAATGCTGTTTATCCTCTCCAAGAAAGACTAAAGCCACTTAGATATTCGAAATCGAGTGAGGCTTTCTATGCTATGGGATTCGTCGCTGATGCGTGGAGAGATTTTGCAGAAAAAATGAGAGAGTTGGCCAATAATAACATAGTACACAGGGACAGTCCTTGGGCAGCACCACAAATCCACAAGGCTTACGAAAGTTGTCAATCAGCTTATCATGGCTACATGCTAGATAGCGTTTATGTTTCTTTCGTAGAAAATTATTTATCTGATGTTAGAAACTCCAACAGGGTGAGAAGTATTGGATCTTTCATGAATGCGTTTACAGAGTTTTCAGAGGCTGTTTTATATCCAAATGGTTCTTTGACTTTTTCTGGCTTCATCGAGGGTATATATTCTTCGGTCTTAAATACAGGGCTTGCCATAGAAATTAGTGGTGATGATTATGATGATGATGCTAACAAGGCTGAGAAATTTAAAGATGCAAATTTTGAATTAGCTGCAAAAGTTGCATCTCAATATGGATTTTCTATTGATAGGAATATACCTTGGCGTCTTGTCGCCAATGTTTCAAACCCTGCGATGCAAGAATATATGCATGGTATACCAATCGCAAATGCTTCATTTGATAATAAAAATGATCTAGATGATTGTGACGAAGTCATACCAAAAGATACTAATTTACCGGATTACTATGGCTTTTCTTTAATAGAAGGATTCAGTAGGGTTAAGAGACATCTGAATGTCTATCCATCTGGAAACGGCTTATCGTATAGGCCGGGATACGAAGAATACCAAGAGATAAAAAACCAAGCAAATAATGAAAAAGTTTTTGAAATCATGTTTAAGGTATCCTACCAAGAAACTTGGACACGAGATATGGAGATTATAGCTTCTTATATGTTAGCTTTTTACAACACGTATGCACAGAATTTCCCAGTCTTGTCCACACATGCCCGCTCGATTGGAAATGTGCCTAATTGTGACACTGCGAGAAGAATCTTATTCCGACGACAGCCTGCTCCTGAAGATGTTTTTTCTCAAGTAAACGGACAGTATAGAGCTAAGTGGGCTCTTAAGTCATTTTACAATTCAAGAAGAGCCGAAAGAAATAACGAAAAAACTATAAAAGATGCCAAAAAAGATATAAAATTTATACTGGCTGTGTATGATGCATCTTCTGGCTCTGAAGCGGCGAAGTATAATCAGGCTCTAAGATATGCACAAGAAAAATATATTGGTCCGTACAGTTTATCTGGCTTGACGGTAGAGTCAGTATCTGATATTATTGTAGATAGTTACTAGAGAAAGAAGTACATATTGTTATTCCAAGGTCTTGATGACAAATCTGAGTGTGTTGGTATTTATTGTGATGGAAAGCTTATCTTTGATGATGAAAGCTTTCCTGATAACCTATCAAAGACTTGGAAATATTCGTCTTATCTTCGGGGGCGTGAGTCCATAGAGTATGCAAATTTATATATCCAAGATAAAACAATCGAGCAAGTAGTCCCAGAATATTTGCTCGATGATTGGAATGATGTCTCTGATCGTTTGTCTGCTTTTACCCGCTCGCTTAAGATTGCCAACGTTAACTGTGACGAACACTGCATCTATGACTTGACCCCTAAAAGGTTCCTTGTTGAACTCTGCGAGGTAAAGAACCGAATTACAGATTATGTGATTAAGAATTATAAAAGACCAGAGCGGTATGACTTTCTACTTAAAGTCTGTCAGATGTTGGAAGACATCTCCAACAGTCCATTAAAGCTCGATCATCAACGCCTGAATGTTTATATGTCTGGGAATAAAACAAAACAATTTGCGGAGAGCATAGCCAGATCTTCAGGTTGTATTAAATATAATCAATTTGGTACAAAGACAGGCCGACTTACGACGAGACCAAGTTCTTTTCCGGTCTTAACCCTCAGAAAAGAAATGCGTGATGTGGTAGTGCCACATAATGATTATTTTTTAGAACTAGATTTTAACGGAGCCGAGGCTCGGGTGATGATGGGTTTACTTAACAAGCCCCAGCCGGAACAAGATATTCACCTGTTCCACCAGACTGAGGTTTTCGGTGGAACGCAAGATAGGGACAGAGTGAAGACCGCTTTTTTTGCTTGGCTTTATGGTTCTGCTGCGTCAGCACGCAGTGACGAGGGTAAGATCTTAAGGGGGTTCTACAACAAAGAAGCTATCTTGGATAAGTACTGGGACGGTAAAAGTGTCTATACTTGTTACCGCAAGGAAATTAAGGATGTTGATGAGCATCATGCTTTGAATTATATTATACAGTCAACCACTGCGGAACTGACACTCCTTCAAGCCCTAAAGATAAACCACCTTTTGGGAGCCCTCGGAGCAAAATCAAAAATATCTTGTATTATTCATGACGCTATTGTTCTTGATTTTTCGATCGAGGATGAACACCTTTTGGGTGACATAAAAAAACTAATGTCATCAACAAAATTTGGTGAGTTCAAGATAAATATCTGTAAGGGACATAATTTAGCTATGCTAAAGGAGGTATCGATATAATATGGAAAAAGTTATAGGTCTTGGAGCTACCGGCTGTAGTGTTGCCGAAGAGTTTTCAGAATACCCTGAGTACAGGGTATATAAAATAGGTTCAGGGTTGCCAACGAAGGGTAATTATGTTGTTGAGGCACGGGCGGATATACAGTCCTATGAAGAGGCTGCCGACGGCGAAGATCTAGCAATATATCTTCGGAGTGTCAGAGAGGGAGATGATGTTGTGCTTGTTCTAGGAGGCGGCGAACCAATGACAGGTATGGCCTTGACAGTTCTGGAGCAGCTAAAGGGATCAAAGGTTAGTATCCTTTACATATCCCCAGACAGAAGTATGTGCTCTAAAACTCAGCTTCGTGATGATAGGATAGTGCACAATATTTTACAACAATATGCTCGCAGTGGACTTTTCGAGAGAATTTATTTTATTGATCGCTCGGCGGTGGAGGATATGGTCGGCGATGTATCCATTAAGGATTTTGAGAGAAGTGTTAGTAATTTGATAGCCTCAACTGTGGCAATGGTTAATTATTTCAATCATACAGAGCCAGTTATTAGCAACAGCATTGAACCAGATAAAATATGCCGAATTGCTACTTTTGGTGTCTCCGCATTAAAGGTTGATGCAGACGTAAAATACTTATCTGCCCTAAACGGTGCGCAAGATATTCATTATTATTATGGTATACCTTCTTCTTATCTGGAGGAGGATGGAGCGCTGATGAGGGACATAAAAACCCAAACAAAGTCATTGTCGGAGCCCGAAGTTAATACTAGCTTTTCTGTTTATTCCACGACGTTTGAGGAGCCAATGGTTCTATGCGTGGCCTATACGAAAGAAATACAGAAATTTTAAAATATTAGACAAGCCTACCTCTATTGAAGAAATGGTACGTTCGTAACTATATAATAAGAGTTAGAGAACACGCTGCCTCGGAGGTATGGGATACATTATGAAACAGCAATCCAGAGGCTTTTTATTAGCCTCATTTATTACAGCAGAATCAGAAGACGCAGATCAGCAAATCACAGAAGAAGTGCATCGTATTGTAGATACGATGGATTTAAGTAACAAGTATATTTTCCTATTCGAATACGAAGAAGATAGTTCTAAAAAAATACTAACATATAACGCCATTATTAAAGGCAATTCGTCCTCTTTGAATCCTCGGTTATTCACTATGAGGATTCACAGGAAAAAGCTCACAAACACTCTTTACACCATAAACGCTCTGAACAAGGCTGTTGCCAATGATAACAACGGCGAGACGGGAAAGCATCTAAAATTAGACTGGGAGAAGTATAGAGAGAGTATCCTGTTGACCTCAAAAGACGAACTACAGGTACACAAAATAAAGGTAGCTAAGATTTTTCAAATTGAAGAACCTCCCGCTGAAGAATAAAAAACTTTACTAATAGCATTTTTAGTGTATATTTATATACAGATAGCAAGTGGCTGTGCAGTGCTTGCGATCTTGACTGCCTTCGGGAGTCATACATAATAACCTTGCTTATCCAAAGGAGGAAACAACATGAGTAATTTAGCAAGATATAACACCCCAAGTCTACTTGGGAGAAACATCTTCGATGAAATTTTCGAAGACTTTAATTCACTAGCAAGAAAATCAACGCAGGGATATCCTGTCGCAGATATTTTCTCTAATGAAGATGGTAGTACAACCATCGAATTCGCCCTTGCAGGCTTCAGTAAAGAAGATTTAACAATTGAAGTCCAACCAGAGAAGAGCAGCTTGACTGTAAGGGCGGAGGCTGCCGCCGAAGGTGATACCAACCGCCGTATTGCCCGGAGAAGCTTTCAGAAGACTTTTGTAAATTATGATAGCAACCTTGACTTAAAGGGTTGCACAGCAGATTTTCACAATGGTCTACTATCTGTTACTATACCTAGGAAGGACCAAGTCCAGCCACTGGTAATTGAAATTAATTAGTTAATTTCATACATCATAATGCACAGCCATTAAAAGGAGGGGTCTAAGCCCCTCCTTTTTCTTAGGAAACAAATTAAAAAAAGAAAACACTATACACAGGCCCTTTGTGTGGTATGATGTGTTTACGGTCAACTAACCAGTAAAGGAGAAATACAATGGGTATTGACTTGAGCAAGATGAGAGCAAAGCACGCTGCTCTTACGACCAGAGGAGGAGACTCCTCAGAAAACTTTTGGAAGCCAGACGAGGGCACGCACCAGTTGCGACTAGTATGCCCGCCAAACGGCGATCCATTCTTTGAGGCGTATTACCATTACGGCATGGGTGCCGAAGGTAAGACTACCGTCCTCAGTCCACGAACTAATGGCGATCCTGATCCAATTGCAGAGTGGGGAACCAGTCTTTGGAACGAAGGCACTGACGGCTCGAAGGAAGCAGCAAAACGCTTCTGGCCTAAGATGCGAGTGTTCGCTCCCATCGTCGTCCGTGGCGAAGAGGACAAAGGCGTTCGCTGGTGGGGCTTTTCCCGCACCACCTACCAAGCACTGCTTGATGTAGTTCTTGACCCCGAGTACGGGGACATTA